CTTCCTGCCTATCGGGAGATTCCCGGAATCTGGGTCGGAAACATCGCCCAAGGCTTGGAAATGGCTATGACGCTGGACGTTACAGACCGCATCGCCGAGGCGCAGGCTTACGTTGCCGAACGCTTCAGCCCTAAAACAGTGGGGGAAAAATGGAATCAAGTCCTGTCCGCCTTAATCTAGGCTGTGGACACAAGCTGATGGAGGGGTTCATTAACGTGGACCTCGCAGACAATTGGTCAGGGTTCAAGCCTGACGTTGAGGCCGACATCAATCTGCCTCTGCCGTTCCCTGATGGCCATGCAGACGAGGTGCACGCCTACCATGTCCTAGAGCACTTTTATCGCTGGAAGGTGGACGACATCTTGCGGGACTGGAAGCGGGTACTTAAGCCTGGCGGGAAGATTGTTCTGGAACTCCCGTGCTTCGATAAGGTTCTCGGGTACATGTTCGACAAGGTTCAGAAGGGTGAACAGTTCGATGCCCGAATGACCATGTGGGCAATGTACGGAGACCCTCGTTACGAAAGCGAGGAAATGACCCACAAGTGGTTCTGGTCGATGACAGAACTCACCGACGTTCTGGAGGACTTGGGCTTTGATTCGATTGCTGTAGAACAGCCTCAGACCCACATTCCAGCTAGGGACATGCGGGTTACAGCAAGGAAAAAAATGGGGGTATAATCAGGGCCTACCAAAAGGGGGCCGAGATGGCAATCTCCAATTATTCGGACCTGCAATCAGCGATTACAGACTGGCTTGCGCGCTCCAGCCTGACGACAGCCCAGACCGCTAACTTCATCCAGTTGGCGGAATCCATGTTCAAGCGCCCTCCCCTCCCACGCACAACCGGCAACATGGGTGGGATTCGGGGCAACAAGACCAGACTTACGGGAACCCTGACGGCTGGCACTAACAGTCTTTCTCTTCCTGGCGACTTTCAGGAGCTGAACGCCCTGACCCTGACCGCAGACCCTTCTGTGGTCCTGACCTACGTCTCAGACGACCAGCTCCGGCAGTATCGACGGTCTGGCACCGGAAAGCCTGCTTACTACGGGCTAACGGACATTATCGAGTTCGACGTCTCCCCTGATGACAGCTATTCCTACGAGCTGTCGTACTTCCCCGGCGTGTCGGCATTGAGCAATAGCAACACCACAAACTGGCTGTTGACCAAGTTCCCCGACGTCTACCTGTCCGCCTCGATGTTCTGGGCTAACCGTTACCTCATGGCCGAGGATGAGGCTGCCCTCTGGGCGAACCAGTACAAAGAGGCGGCAGCCCTTGCCTCCGCCGAATACCTCCGGGGCCATCAGTCTCAAGGCCCCATCTCAATCCAGCTTCAGAGGGTCCCATGAGCGACATTCAGACATGGTCTAACACGGCGGCATCCAACAACGCGACCCCGCCTAACGGCTTTCCTGAGGGCATGGCTCCCTCGACCGTCAACGACGCAGCCCGTGAGTTGATGGCGGCTGTTTCTCGGTATCGCAGCGACACAGACGGGGTCAACACAAGCGCGGGAACGAACACTATCACGCTGGCCGCATCCCGTACGATGACGGCTTATGCCCAGGGAGACTTGTATACCTTCAAGGCTGGCGGAACGAACACCGGAGCCACTACCCTGAATGTGGATTCCTTGGGCGCAAAGGATGTGCAGTTCAATGGAGCTGCATGCACAGGCGGGGAGATTGTCTCTGGCCTGATGTATACCGTGGTTTACGATGGAACACAGTTCCAGCTTCTGAACGCCTCTTCCTACCCTGCAATTGATATCACCACGTTAGAGGTGACGAACATCAAGGCCAAAGATGGCACGGCCTCGATGACCATTGCGAACTCAACGGGGAATGTTTCTGCGGGAACGATTACAACGGCAATCTTGAATACTGCTAATGCACAAATCTCTGGCGGAAATATTGACGGCGCAGACTTGGGCGCAATTAGTCAGATTACAACTGCCTCGATTGATGTTGCAGTAATTAATACCGCAACAATTCCGACGCTCAATTCCACGACGGTTGATACGACAAACATTGAAGCCACGAACATCAAGGCTAAGGACGGGACTGCTTCGTTTGCTATCGCTGACTCAACTGGAATTGCTTCGTTTTCCAAAGCAACCATCATAGCAACTACCGACAACACCAACGCCGCCCTGCGCGTCACTCAGCTTGGAACTGCCAACGCGCTAGAGATTGAGGACAATACCAATCCTGACGCGACTCCAATTATTGTTAACAACGCAGGGTCTGTGATTCTTGGTTCAACGACACAACCTGTTGTTGGGACTGTTGGAAGTAACAAGATTACGGTGTCCGGAGCCAGCGCCGCAGACGCTTCGTTTCTTTGCTATAGAACAGACGCAAGCGCGGGACCGTCAACCTTTACTTTCGGAAAGACAAGAGGAGCAAGTCCTCTTAACTCTGGAGATGTTATCGGGCGTTTAGAAGCTGCCGGGCGAGACGCCACGACAGCGGATGGAGGAGACGAACGAACCCCCGCCGCACGTATTGAATTCTCTACTGATGGAGCCGTTTCGCTCGACAGTATGCCGGGAAAGATAGCTTTCCAGACTACGCCTTCTGGAAGTAATACCCCAGTTGAGCGGATGTCAATTAATAATGCTGGGACTGTCACCATCGGCGGCAGCACAGTAATCAGCGTCACCGATAACACCAACGCTGCCCTGCGCGTCACGCAGCTTGGAACCGCTAACGCGCTAGAGATTGAAGACAGCACGAACCCAGACGCAACGCCATTTATCGTCAATGCGTCAGGGAATCTGATTCAGGGCTACACCACAGCAGTCGCTTCCAAAATTCTTACGACCGCAACGACTCCGGCATGGCAGGCGCATGGCGTACAGCTTGGCAGTTATAGTTGGACAAATAACGCAACCTTTCCGGGATTCTTTGTTTTCAATAAAAGCAAGTCTGGAACCGTCGGAACCCTAAGCGCCGTCACGGATGGGGATAGCCTTGGGGTTATCCAGTTTAATGGCGCAGACAATGACGCGACCCCGACGTTTAACCCTGCCGCATACATCTCGGCACAAGTTGCGGGAACTGTAGCGTCCACTTCAATTCCGGGCCGACTGAACTTTGCAACAACCGCAGCGGCAGGGACAAGCCCAACTGTTAGGGTTTCGATTACGCCTGAGGGGTATCTTGGGGTGGGCGCAACGCCAGCCTCGGCCCAACAACTCCTTGACCTTCGCGGCACTAATAACGGCCTCACCTCAGACACCGCAGTCAACACGCTGCGATTTACTGACACAGACACCACAACCGCTGCGAATCAGCCTATTGGCAAGATTGAGTTTGCGAGTTCAGATTTAGACAACGCAGCAGTTGGGGCCTACATTTTGGCCTCCTCTGTCGGGACTGCTGGTGGAGGCACCATTCGTTTCGGGGCTGCCGCTAACGCTGGCGCTGTCGCTGAAGTCGCGAGAGTCGCGAGCACTGGGCTTACGGTAACCCTCGACACTGCTGGCCTTGGGTATGGCACAGGAACAGGCGGAACCGTTACTCAGGCCACAAGCCGCACAACCGGCGTCACGCTCAACAAGACGAACGGGTCAATCACCCTTGTCTCTGCTGCTGGCACTGCGACCTGGCAGAGCTTCACGGTTACCAATAGCACCGTGGCCGCCACGGACGTTGTAGTCCTCTCTCAGAGAAGCGGGACGGACCTTTACATGCTGGAAGTCACCGCAGTGGCTGCTGGCTCTTTCCGTATCTCGTTTGCCACGACAGGCGGAACGACGACAGAGCAACCAGTCTTTAACTTTGCCGTGATTAAGGCGGTCACCTCCTAATGCCTACCCAGCGGCTCCCTTTTGGTTCATGGGCCCCAGACCAGCAGAGTCTGGCTAATTCTGGGTCAATCACCGCAAAGAATGTCGTTCCATACGGGGAACTCTTTCTCCCCTTCTATGGTTTGCAGACAACCTCAAACACGGCAATGAGCGCCTACGCCCGAGGGGCCATCAGCGTCACCGATACTGCGGGGAATGAGTACACATACGCTGGAGACGCCACAAAGCTCTACAGCCTGACTAATACAGGGTGGGGAGACGTTACCAGAACCTCGGGGGCGTATACCTCAGGTGCACAGACCGTCTGGGACTTTGCCAAATTCGGCGACAAGGTTATCGCGACAAACAGCGTTGATAGCGTCCAGGTCATCACGATGGGTGGCGCTAACTTCGCAGACCTCGCAGGAAGCCCGACGAAAGCCTCGTCTATTGCTGTAGTGGGCGACTTCGTTGTCTTGGGGAATACTGACGACTCCGACACGACAGTGCGCTGGTCTGGGTTTGGAGACGAAACCTCATGGACGCCAAGCCCGACAACGCAGTCCGATTATCAGCAGATTGCCGGGAACTACGGTTCGATTGTCCGCGTGATTGGCGGGGACTTCGGGTCAATCTTCTTTGAGCGCGGCATTGTCCGCATGGAGCGCGAAGGACCCCCGACTACCTTCGGCTTCTACCCTGCGGAACGTAAGCGCGGAGCGGTTGCTTTCGGGGCTGTCTGTGATGCTGGCAATGTCATGTATTACATCTCAGCGGATGACATCTGCATCTTTGACGGACAAGCGTCCTCAAACATTGGGGCAGGGAAGGTAGCGCGCTGGTTCTTCCAAGACGCCAATCCTGACTATTACTACCGCATGAGTTCAGCGGCAGACCTCCGGCGTTCGCTTGCGATGTGGTCTTACGTTGGCTCTGGGGCATCTGTCCCGCAGCCTAATAAAATCCTTATCTTCCACTGGCCTTCCCAGACATTCGCAGTGGCCGAGATTGAGGTGAACGGGCTGCATGCCTACGTTTCCTCTGGATACACCCTAGACGGGCTGGACGCTGTGACCTCAAGCCTCGATGCGCTGTCTGCTTCTCTGGACGACCCTGTATGGGCTCCGGGCCGCATCAACATCGCGGCATTCAACACTGCCAACAATTCAGGCGTGTTTGAGGGAACGCCCCTTACGGCTGTTCTGGAGTCTAAAGAGTGCGACGCAGCCCCAGGGCGTATTGCCCTCGTG